CTAAATATAGGGTCGGTAGTTGTGGTAAAGCTTTCGCGCCTGATCGACTTCCCATTCAAACGCCTTTCGGCAATGGTCATCCTGCTTGAATAGCTTCAAGAAAAGCCAATCAATCAGCTTGATGGGCGATCGCTTACCTTGTCGCACACGGATGTAGCTCCAGCCGCTAATCGTGAGATCAGACTGAGCAGTAAGCAAGTGCAGCACAAACATGTTCAGCGCCAACAGGACGCGAAAAATCAAAGAAAAAATTGTTTTCATGTGAAGTTTCCCTTAAGCAAAAGCGACTTTTTGTCCGTCCATGTTGAAATCTGCCGGATAGTTTGAGTGGACCCGCATTGCGCCACTGTCATCAAACCAAATCCAGTGATTTCCTAGCATCATAATCTCTCGATTAACACCCCACGTAGGGGAAAGCATGCCATTAACATCTCGAGTGAAATTACCTTTATGACCAACACAAGCTCCTAGCAAATACATTTTCCCATCAGATCGGACATATCCAAACTTATTACCATCTTTTATTGATTGAGGAACATCATAATCAATGAATGTATTATTACTTTGTTGACTAACCAATTGCTGTATTTCAGGTAGGACACCTTCAGATTCTAAATATTCTGATCCATTAAAGGTACACGAAATAATTTTTGCATCTGCCACGCCATAACCCAGGCTAAAGGCACCATGCCCTACCAGATCTATCGGGTTGTATGTGCATGAATTCCATTCTAGATGCATCAATTTACCACTGCCTAGCGTTCCATCGAACATGTCCCAACCGCGGTAGATTCGAGAATGTGTTGCAACAACGCGACTTCTATAGTTATTACCAATATGACCAAACTTACCATCGTAGAAGTGCGTTGAAAGCTCCAGATTTGATAACCTCAAATCAAAAGCCATTCCGATGCTTTCACCCAACTGACCAATTTTTAGGATCACAGGCTGCTCTTTTCTTCTCTGAACAAAATCCCTAAGATCTAAAATAACTGGATTGGACGTAGAACGGTCAAAGGGTTTCGCGTCAAATTTTAATCTTGTCATCCCTTTTACGCCCGTAATGTCGATATCGGAGAATTTGATTCGACGAGGCATTTTTAGTGGTTGGTCCACTTGATATTCATGATCCAGAACATTGACTAGCTCAACATCGTAATCGTGATCAATTGAAAGGTTTCGAACTTCAATCGTCCTCGGCAAATAAAGAGTTCTTGGCTGTAATGGATTGACTCCTCCGCTTTCTCTTACCGCTTGCTCATAGAGGTCAATAATATTAAAAGTCTTATCCCCGACCTTATTCGCATTAATACTGACATCATCAATAACCACTTTACCCTTCAGTTCTGCAAAATCACTGCGCAACGATAGAAGTCGATTATATGTGCCGTTGTACTTGATATTAGTTAGTTTGATTGTTGAGTCTATCGCGCCCGTTCCGAAGGAGAAATCTGAGGCCGTTACCGTTACGTCGTCTACAGTCACATCGGAGACACCAAAATGGCCATGCATTCCTGAGATCGTGCCGCCTTTAACTTTCAAGCCTCGCGAATAGTTACCATCTATCGACTTCCAACCTGTGCCACAGTTTGGATTATTCACCTCCAAACCCACAACATGGTTGTAAGACAGATCATAACTCACTTGCTTCTCTACATCTTCGATATTGAGAGGGTCACCTAATCCAACGGTGTCCATGTTATCAATGACCACGTTGGCACATAAAGAAACGTTAAATAATGAACGGTACCCTTCTGACGCAATAAAATCTCGTCTGTCAGTCATCAAGCATGGTGAAACAAAGTGACTCAATGACCGCTTTAAATACCAAATCGCCTGATAGGTGTGGTTGATAAGCTCAATTTTTGGTGCTTTTATTTCAAGTTTACTTTTGGGTAGCTTTCTAAACTCTATTGTTACAGCTTCGCTTGCACTAAAGTCGTGAGTTAAGGTGTAATCAAGTTGGCCATATCGTCTTAAAATACTGACGGAACTCTGTTTGTAAGGGCTAGCTACACCACCCAAGATTCGATATTGATGAATGGTTTGTGATGAAATACGCACATACGAGTTTACATATTCATCTAATATAGCATCGGGCACAATACCTCTTAAACTGCCTCGGCCCTCTTTCATTAATGCTTTACTAAAGTCGACCTCGGTAAGAACCCGAATGTATTCACCGTCTTCTCGACTGTCTAATGCTTCAATGGCTGCGTTATCAAAATAAAACGTAGCTCCTGAAAAGTCGGCGCTAGTGTAGAGCTTCAGCAAACCATTTCTTAAGGCAAAATGCCCTTTTGCAACGACAGGCTTGTCGAGCTCTCGGCCCTTGTCAAAAGCTTTCTGGAAAGCTTCAAGGTTGTTCAATGCGAGGTCGTGAGCACCAAAGTCTCTAACGTCAATTTCATGCGCAAAGCGATCAGGTAAAGGACGTGGCGTTAAGGTTGACTCTGCTTTAATTTTGGCTTGCTTCTCTACCCATGGCCTTGTCGCTCCAATGGCAGAATCGGCAACAACTTGAGAGTCATCAATCAATGTGATGAGTAAGTGACCATCCGAAGTTTCTACAAAAGATTTAATCGTTATTTGCTCAGAGCCATCAGATAAGTCCCACACTTTTCCGAAAGCGAACAGTTTTGGATACTGCTCATTAGTATTTGGAACAATAACCAGACCTTCAAATAAATCTATTGGTTTTCTTCCATAAATATCTGAAAGAATACCTGATTTATCTGCGGTAAAAGCAATCCAGTCTTCGTTAGGTCCATTTACATCCATCACAACAGGTACTGACTTCGGAAGGTAGGTATGGTTATCGGTCCATCGGCGTTGTTGATTAATATTTGTTTCAGTAACGCCACTCTCCCAAGGTTTTACACCTAATGCTTTAATACTCAGTTCGTTACGCTCGTTGTGCCAATCCTCTCGCAAAGTCGCACTGTCATTTTCCCATTGCGTTTTCAGTTCAGTAGATTTTTCATCCCACTCACGACTTATTTTGGGGAACGACTTCCTGTTACCAACAGGTGTGGCAACCTCAGTGTCTTTATGTGCAATTTCGTCAACGGTTTTGGCCGAAAATTCAAGCGTGGTGGTCGCTACCAAAGTGCGTTGTTCAATATTCTGGGTCATAAATAAACCTCATAAAAAAGCCCAGCGCGAGGGCTGGGCATTGAGTGCTTGAGTTTATGCGTAGGCATCCACGCGAGGGTCGTCTTCGATAGCGGCGCAGCCGACCTCGAACTCCCCTTTCTGTTTGACTTGCTGCAGGATGCATTTCTTGTACATGGTGTCGGCTTGGCCAAACATGTATTCGCTTGGCTTTTTGCCCTTTTCACCCACCGCGATGATCTTTTCGGTTGGCTCATCGACCAGAATGACAATATCTGGCGCCTCAGTCGGCTCGACTCGATACGGGCCATGCGTTCCTTTGTTGCCTCGGTTAAACAGCAAATAATGCTGCTTACCTGGTTCCCATTCCAACAATCCCGAAAGCTGCAGGTATTGATTGCCATCGGCGGCGTTTAGCGTTTCGATCACCTGACCTGATGCACCCCAACTCACCGCATCGTGCGCCACCGGAATCACATCACCATAGTTCGACTCCCATCCATCCATGTCGGTGGTGAAGTCGATGTTAGTGCGGCGGTAGGCTTGAACAGCAGCATGGAATAGCCCTTCCCTTTTGGCTTGCTCTTCGTTGGTGACAAAGTTCAGCTTAAGTGGGTTCGGGTTGTACCCGTTCTGCCCTGGTAAGGTACACAGCAAGGTTTCAGATTTTCGAGACTGAGGATTGAACCACTCGACTTCGACGCCGTCGTAGTCATCTTCCTTCACCATGTCGATGTCGACAGAAAAGCTGTCTGGGGTCATATTCACGGGTGAGTATGGTTTGCACAGCGTTTCTCTTGGCTCATCGCGCCACATGCTGACCGTGCCAAGCTCGATGCGTGGGTAAGCGCGTCCCGTTTCGAGTAGCCTACGTAGCGCTTCCCAAAACGTGGTCGGTTGGTCAAATAAGCCATCACACTTATCGCCTCGCGATCCCCATTTATCTCGGTAAGCCAGCAAGGTATCTAGGTCAATGGCATCGTCTTCTAGTCCTGCCCCGTACACATCATTGCGGCAAGCATCAATGACCGCATCCGCAATGGAGCGAGTTGGCTCTTCTACATACCTGCCGTCGTCTTGGCGAACAGGCAAGATGCGCGTCGAATCATTCCAGTATTGGCTATTGGCCTGCTGACTGAGCGAGTTAGTGGCTTTGATTTTCAGCGTGATGATGGACTCTTTTTCATTCGTATAGGTTTTCTGAATGACGGACTTCAGCCCCATCCACTGCACTTCATCAAACACTTTAGTCGCTTTGGTGACGGTGCTCAGACGACGACAGCCCACTTCCCAACGCCCTGGTGCGAGTCCCATTTCCTCACTCAACCAAACGGTGATGCGCTGCGGCGTGTTATCGCCCTTTGTCAGGGTTAACTTATGGGTTTGATAAGCCTGATTCGTGCCCTCTGGCCGCACACGCACTTGCCATTCACACGTTCGAGCGTTGATGTCACCATTCTTGTTCATGGTGCCAAGGCCGCGAGGGAAGATAAAATCCAGTCCCACATCAAGCGCGGTCGCATTGCTAGGCACACAAAGAAAGTCACCGACCCATTCAGCTTCTCGATCCCGTTCTAACACCGAAATTTCTGCGCTAGGCGTATCTAAGGTAATAAAGCCATTCCAACCAGGTACTTCTTCCAATGTGATGGAATCCACCAAGGCTAGAGTGCCGTTACTGTCTTTACACACGTAGGTACCATCATTACCCACCGCCTCATAAATCCGAACATAGACGTTGGTCATAGGATGGAATCGCGTAACTTCAGTACCACCATCCGGTTTGACCCGAATACGATTTCCTGCAAGCAAAGCGGTGACAATGTAGGTACCCGAGTTGATCCCTGCGCCCGTGATTATCATCCGATCATTCACCGCTAACGAACCCCAACCTAATGGGTTTTCAATTTCGTCTGGCAGCTCTTCAGGGTCGATAACGTCACCATCATCGCCCATATCATGAAAGTGGATGTTGCCCTCAAAGTAGAGGCTTTCCTGAGTAGTAGAGGTGATAACCACATGCTGACCTGCATCCCACGGCCACTTATCACGGCGCAATGTCGACGTGTAATCACCATTGCCTGTATGAATGCTGTAGTTAGACCACAGTTCAACCACCTTGCCACGAAAACGCGCTTCGTTGCTGCTGGTCTCCGCGACCCAATCCGAGGTCACGCCATCGAGCTTTAAGCCGCCTTGGCCATCGGATGAACCAACCTCTTTGGAAGTCCAGACGATGTGATGGAAATGATCCACCACTTCACCAGGCTTATATTCTCGGATTTCAATGTCGGGGTTATCTGGTTTGATTTCCGTCTCACCAATAACGTGACGATGGTAAAGAAACTTGCCGATGCCCTGAGAAAAGGTCTGGTAGTAATACTGCTCGTTGTTTTCGTACTCCCACCAATCCGGTGCAATGATGTCAGGGTAATGCGGCATGCGCCCATAACGTACTGGAACGGGGTTGCCAAGTTTTGGCTTATTGCCTTGGCCGTTGTAGTTGTACACCGAGCTGGCCTGCTTGGTGTTCTGGTTGCCGCTCATGTCTGGCATGTTCATGTACATGTAGACAGCAGAGGCCGCTGACAGGGCTAACGCAGCATAGACAAGCCAATCCACACCAAAGCCGATTTTAGGGCGAATACTCACCACATCACGCTCGCTGATGATCACATTTAAATCATCGAGCCGGTTAAAATTTAAAGTGGCATTGAAGGTTTGGTTTGGGAAGTGTTTTTCTAGCCAATCCGACAAGCGAGTGCCAGCATCGACGGTGTGGACCTTGCGTTTATCCTTTCGAATCGGATGTTGAAACTCGACAATGTGTGGCATGACGATAAAACTCCACGGTATCAAATCGGCGGCGGAACTGGTTTAACGGTTCAATCTTGACGGTGCAGCCAAGGGTATGGATGACATAACCTGGCATTTGCTCGGCGCTGAATACACCGCAATGCCATTTGCCTTTACCAGAGGCGGCGACCATGCACAGGTGCTCTGGCTTTTGAATGGGTTCGATTAACTGGCCTTGATAGCCATCAATCAGCTCATGGGCGTAGTCTGGTGTGACAAACTGGTCCATATGCTTGGGCAGATTTTCAAGGTGCAAGAAACGCTGCCATGCCTCACGCACCAGCAGGACGCAGCCGTCCACCGGAAAGTGACCATCTGGCAGCGATTTAAAGTAAGCAATCATGGATGGTTTACTCATATGTACATCAACCCTGGGTGCGTAACGTTGTTGTAAATCGGGCGCATGAAGCGTCGGTTGGTCAAATCTTTCCATGAGTTCGTGAGGGTCACGGTCATGGCAGTGATTTTGGCCGAGGACATGGTGAGCCGTATTCGCTTGTTGCGCGGCTTGCTCAAGTCGTCGGTGTCGTATTCGCGGTAAATGCTCACGACTGGAATCACGGGCTCGTGTCGCTTGGCGGTTTCAATCGCCTTGGAAAGTGTCAGGTCGGTATTAGGCGCGGCCACGGTGAGAGCTTCTTGCCCTTTGGTTGCCTTGTCGGGCAACTGAAAAGCAAACTGGCCTGCTGTGAACCACACCCACTCGCCTGACTCAATTCCGGCATGTAGGTCAATTCCGTCCTTCACATAACGCAACACCCCTCCTGGTAAGGAGGGGTGCTGATATTCAATCGTTGCTATGATCACGTTTGCCTCACTATGGCATTTTGAATACGGCCTCTTCGGCAGCTAACGCGGCCTTTTCGATGCCAGATAAAGTATCTCGGGAAAGTACGCGAGCTGTGTAGCGCTCCAGTTTTAAAGCACGGAAGGTTTGCACTTTGGCTTTAAGTTCCCATATGGAACCAAAGTCTTTGCGACCACCTTTATAAACGAATGGGGTGTCCTCGCCAGGTGTGGCGGTAAACTGGCACTTATGTACTTCAAGGTCGTAGTCGCCCGTTCGAAGCGGCAAATAGAACCACTCCACGCCTGCTTCTAGTTCATTGAATACCCAACTCTCGAATACCTCTTTTTGCTCTCCGGTGAACCGGAATGGTAAGACAAATTCAGCAGGGGCTATGCGAGAGCGACGACGCATGGTGGCCAAGCCCAAATCCATCTTTGAGCGTATGACCGTTTTGCCATGTTGATACTGATACCCTTTGGATTTTGGCAACGGCAATATGCCGTTACCAAAATACTTGCACGGGTAAAGGATCACGTTCGGGTTCAATTGTGCCAACACTTCAGGTTTGACGGTTGCCATTATTTGAATCCTCCTGGCTGAACGCCAAGCGTTTTAGAGATGTAGCTAAAGTATTTCCCACCACTTTGCGCATCCTTCATCATGATGTTGAGGACTTTGTTCTCGTCATCAATCTCAGCGTGAGTACCAGGCTCGGCTTCATGAATAATGATGGTCCAAGGTTGGGCGCTGGCTCCGTTCCCGTTCGCGGCCATGCGGTTTTGGTAGGCCATGGTCGGGTCGTTGGCAGCAAATGGTTGGCGGTACATTGCAATGGTAGCGCGGTACATTTGGTCAATGCGTCGCGCTGACTCATTGGTGTAGACTCGCTCACCTGCTTTTAACGTCCAGTTTGACTCACTGCGACCTGCGAACATTGGCACTTCTTCAATGCCGTTATGCGCCATGCCTGCGACAGCTTGCCCCATGATTAAGCCTGCGCTGGCAGCAGCCAAAGTACGAATGACCATTGCTTGACCGACACCTGCAATTGGACCCAAACCGATAGGCGGTGGAGCCAGTGCAGCCGTAGCGGCAACTTCACCTTGCATATAGACCTGAGCAGCAGCCATGGCTTTTTGCGCAGCGAATGCCGCCTTTTGAATGAACGAGCCTTGTTTAGCGGTTTGTTCAATCAATGATAGGCCTTGCGACGCTAAGCCAAACTTCATCGACAGGACGGATTGCTCAATGCGCTTTTCCGTATCGGCTCGCTGTTTGGACGCACGCTCTGCCGCTTTGGTTTTGGCATCTTCTTTTGCGATATAAGCGTCAATTTCTCGCTGAATCGCTTCATCTTGCTTACGCTCAAAATCTTCAAGCTCGGTGTCGTAGAACTCTTTCTCGCGCTCTTTGTACTCCGCTTTAATTGCAGCCAGTGAATCAAAACCACGCTGCTCAATTTCTTGCTCTGAGAGTTTGAGGTTTTCAATATCTTCAAGACGCTGCTCATGCGAAAGCTTTAGTTTTTCACGTTCATCAGCGTATTGAACATCGAGCGCAACAAGGCGTTGTTGACCTGCCTGTTGTTGGCGAGCAATCTCTTTTGCACTGGTCGAATCGCCAGAACCGTCGTCATTAGCAGACTTGACTGATGGCTGAGGCACGTCGTAGTTCATGCCTAAGCGCATTTTGTTATAGCGCTTTTGCTGGCGCTCTATCTCTGCGTCGATCTCCTCTATCTGCTTTGTTAATCGTCCAAAATCGGAATTGAGATTAAACAGCTCATTCTCACTACGACCAAGTGGATTAAAAGGGAGTAAGCTGTCAGCATCGACACCTTCATACTCTTTAAAGGTATTATTTACCTCTCTCAATTCACCACTAAGTACCTTTCTCTCGGACTGCAACTCCTGTATTTTTTTACTTAGGCCATTTACTGTTCTTGGGTCGTCTGACCAACTATCAAACAGCGATCCCCAATAATCGGTGGCCACCACCATTTTGTCAGTGAACCAATCAATTTGATCACTGGCTCCGAGAACGGCATTAGCAAACGACTTTTCTAGCTTGAGGCCAACGTCCTTGAGCTTTTGGTCCATTTCCTTGAACTTCTCAATGTCATACTCCGACATCGATACGTTCAAATCATCGAACTTATCCGTTAGTTCGTAGAGTTTTTGTCCTTGCTTATCGAGCAATGGCATCAAGGCCGATGCATCGTTGGCAATGCTTTCCAGATAGAAAATCTGGCTTTTCATCGGCACGTTGGCAGCGTCCATCGCAGTCTTGACCGCAATCAGAGCTTCTGGACCGGAGAGTTGTTGGAGCTTCTCAATCGTGAGACCGACTTTAGGCGCGATGTTCTCCATAAAGTCGGCAAACTCACCGCCTTCATTCTCAGAGAAATCACCTAGCTTATCGTTCACATCCTTGAGGATGTCTGCCATGTTTTCGCCACTGATGTTGTATTGCTCAGAGGCGTAACCCAAGGCTTGAATTTGTTCGACAGAGGTTTGGGAAACGGTGGCCATGCGCTCTATTTGACGCGCATGCTCCGCTTGACGGGAAATGAGATAACCCGTTGCGCCAGCTACGGCACCAAGTCCGGCGGTCACCGCACCTGTAATTTCTAACACACCTTTGGCGGCAGTTTTTGCGCCGTCTGCGGTGCTTTCTAATGATTTGCTGAGGCCTACGTTTTCATCGTTTGCAGCTTTGGCTTCTTTGGTGTAGCCACGCAGCATCTTTTTGGCGTAATCCACGTCCTTCTGAAACTTGGCGGTTTCAGTATTGAAGCGGATATTAAAATCAGCTATCTGGGCACTCAATACGGAATCCTCCTGCTGATTCGCTCAATGCCATCAGCTCTTCATCAGTGTATTCGTGGGGTTCTTCGGGCTCGTCGGTCACGGGTAGGAAATCACGGTATGAAACAGGCTCGTCTAACTTCACTCCTGCAGCCATGGCCGTGATATTCCAGTTAGACGCACAGCTAACAGCAAAGCGCCAGTTATCCATGTGATGTGAAAAGCCCTGCTCCGAGAAATACTCTCGCCATTCGATGACCGTTTGACAGCTAATGGAAGCCAGCATGGTTCGCCAACAGATATGACCAAACTCGCGAGCAAGGTCTTGGGCGAACCGCCTTTCAGCCCGAATTAAGCTTTTGGGTCGACAGGCTCCAAATCGTCTTCCTGCTCACCGTCTTTTTCTGGCGTTTCTGGTTCAGCATCTTCTTCAATGGATGGGGTTTCATCAGGCAGTGACATACCAGAAAGCTTGGCCACTTCGTCATGAAGCTCTTTGATTTGCTCTTTAGACATGGCAGACATGACGTACTGATGGCGCTCATCAATATCATCAATATCGAAGTTCGTGCCATGAGCCACCAATCGAGCCTGCATGATGAAATTCAAACGGTTCCATTGGCGAGTGACCTTCTCCATTTTTTGCAATTGAGCTTCTTTCTCTTCCTTGCTGGCTTTTTCTGATAACGCTTCAACCGACTCTGGAAAGGCCTGTTCTGAGCAGAAGTCCATGAAGTCGTAACGATCCAAACCAGACAACTGAGTGAGGGTGACTTTATCGTCACCCACAGGAACCGTCTTTTGCTTTAGAAATGTAGCCATGGATTAAACGCCCCCTTCAGCAGGCTGCGCTTGTTCAGCCAATAGCATTTCCGCGAGTTTTGGTTTGCCAACGTTTTTGATTTTTAGTGTTCGAGTGATCTTCTCTTTAATCGTTACCGCTTTACCCCATGAGTTAAGGTAACCAGAATAAGCATCCACAGTGCCATTCGGGTACTTGGTTCGATATTCGGTAACAGTACCGTTCACTACATCATCAGAAAGTTGTTGTTGACCTGGTTCACCAGGTTTCCAAACTAACGTGATGGTCGTATCACCTGCTGACTTTTGACCCGGAGTGGTCTTTGCCCAGTCCGCATCAGGATCGTCTAGGTAGTTATCTTCTTCATCTTCAACCGTAACTTCACCTGGTTGAATTTCTTTGACGCCGCCTAATTTTTCCCATTTGGCGTCATCAAGGTAATCTGCAGTAGTAAGCAGTTCTTGGTCGTCTTTTTTGCGCCAAAACGAGGTTCCAGCACCTTTGATTGCTTGAGTTGGGTCCGACATGATTAAACCTCTTCGGTGTATTCAATAGTAAATGTTAAAACCGAGGAACCCCATGGGGCCCCCTCTTCGCGTACATAAGAAAAACCAGAACGATTACACAGACTGAGCAAACCATTAGCGGTGTAGTGACGGTCAATTACGTCCCGAACTTTCTCACTAAAGGTATCGAGGTCGTCATCCAGTTGATTGGTGGCCAAGTCCATAATCTCTACAGCAAGTACCGAGCTCCACTCTTCTTCATCAAAATCCTGCCCAGTGGATTCACCATCAAGCAAGTAGACCGAAATGGCTGGAACTTCGAGGTATCCTGTCTCACCGTCATCACTGGCTGTAACTGGTTCACCTCGGCCAGAAAAATAAGCAGCGATAAGAGGGTGCCCTTCACTGTCAATGAGTGCTTTTTCCAAGTCAAAAATGACCTGTTTTCGAATTTGTTTGTTAATTTCCACGCCCTACCTCCCGACGAACGATTAACCGAACCTGCTGGCCCATTGCATACATCAACTCTTTAGGCATATCTTTATCAATCAAACGACTACAGTTAGTTTCAAAAGCCGACGTAATCTCTTTGTAAATGGGAATAGCGCACATCTTGATTGGGTAACGAGCATCACTAGTACGCTGCATAATGTGCCATTTACCATTCTTCAGCTTCTGCAGAAAAGCATTGTCAAACTTATGTTTACCCACTTTTATGGACGTAAAACCAGAAACTTCGCGCTTGGTATAACGTCCATCTTTAGCACGGGTTGCACTTTGCACCTGGTAACGCCCTTTTTTACGCCGAATTTGTGTACGGGCTTCCCCTATGTGAATGGCTGGTATGTCATTGCGTCTGACTCTGACGTAGGCAACAGGTTGCTTTGGAGATGCCTTTTTGGATACTCTGGCATAGCGTCTTATGATTTTTTGCTGAACCTTAACCACCTTAGAGGTGTCTTTTACTGAATGGCTAATAGCTCTCTTAGCGATTCGGTTTATTGCCATAGAAGCTGCACGAGGTACCGCTTTTTCGTCTAAAGCACTGAGGTTCTTTACTGCAGTTGCCAACTGGCGGTCTAGTTCATTCATTTCAGATCAAAACTAATTAAGCCATCATGGTACTCGGGCACATCAGCAACCACATGGCTTCGGCCTTTATAGGTAACTTTGTCACCTTTGCGAACCTTCACTCCTGATGAGCCAGAGATAGACAAACGGGTCACATTGGCAGCCATCATCCCAAATTGATCTTGTGATGTATTTGGAACCACTTTTGCAGACTGACCCGCAATGGTGGCTGACTCTCCGAATGCGCTAAATAAAGCAGCATCCATTTCAGCCACAGATTGAGACCAATTACTCATCTTCGTCCTCTTCGACTTCAAGATCGTCTTCTGGTATCCAGACTGCTTTCTTTTGGCCAACCAGAGAACGTGCTTCAGACGGTGTAATGTCGCAGCCTTGCCCCACTTCAAGTGCAGTTTCAGGCTTCAATAATTGACCGCGACAACGAAATGGTTGTGTAACTAAAATTGCTTTAACTGACATTTGTTTCTCCAAATAAAAAGCCACTCGATTGAGTGGCTTAGCTAGTAGTTTTTGGTTGATTAGGCTGCTGGTTTTTTACCTAGGCAGAAAGAAGCAGGATGGCGAACAGTTACATCAGCGTCTTGGAATGCAACAACACGCAAGCGCCCTTTCGCACTATGAGTGTATGGGTCAATAGTCAGGTCTAGGCCTCCCCACAAACCAATCAGCATTTCGGACCAGACGCCAAACCAATAATCACCGTTGTTGATCTGGTTAGAAATATGCGTGCCGTAGCCGTTTACAGTGTTACCCCCTTCCCAAATAGGTGAGCCGTTGGTATTAGCAAACTTTTGCGTTGTCTTACAGTGACCACGGCCAGTAGCGTTCATCATGTAAAGCATGGAACCAACATCAGCATTGTCAGCAGTTATCTCTGTTTCCATGTTTACAATTTCTTGGAACGTCGGATTAACCGCAGTGAAATCTACACCGTTCACACCCGTGATGTTTGCTAGACCAAGCGGTTGATCACCACCAGTGCCGTACAAGGCAGCTTTATCAATAGTAAGAGCCAGAGCTTTAGCAATATCCGCACGAGCCAACATCTCAACATCTGGTGAAGACTGCATCAGCATCTTACGAGTCATTTCTACTAGCGCAGCACAAGTACGGTTTTGTAGGCCACGCTCACCAAAGGTGATTTCAGATAAGGTTGCATCTACATCTTCACCAAGCCAATAGCCCGTAGCGCCACCCTCTTGAGTCGGGATAGATAAATCACCGACTAGGCCTGTTAGCGTAGTTGCGTAGTTCATGACTGCTGATTTGTTATAGAGCATATCAATGAAGCTACCCGCCATATGGTCAGTAGCAATCAAGTTGCTACCGGAACCACTAGCACTTACTGGCGCAGCTGCACGAAGAACATCGTTAGGTACAATAATACCTTGTGCTTCACGCTTCATTTTATCGGCTGCGGCTTCAGAGGCTTCAAGCTCAAATGCAGCTGCTCGACGATACTTTTCATTCGTTGGCTGAGACAGGTAACGCAGAACGTTCAGGAATGAATACTGACGAATTTCATTGTCAGACAAGCCAATGTCTGGGCTGTCTGCAACCGTTGGTGTTGCGCTACGTACTCCCGCTGGTTGACCGCCATTCTCCGACGCTGCATCAAGTAAGGCGCGTTGGTAATCGGCAGCTGTCTTCTTTTTGTCTCGAAGATAAGGGTTAGGATCAACACCACGACTTCCGTATTGCTCGAACAGGTCTAAAATATCACGCACACGGTTTTGTTCTGCTTCAATACCAGCTTGACGTTCTGTGTTGGACTCCTCAAGAACTTCAATAATCTCAACAATCACATCGTTCTCATCAACTTTTGCACGAACTAAGCGGCCACTGGCATCACGCAGGGTTTTAGTCTTCATATTGGATTCACTCCGGTTTTCAATTTCACGTTCATTTTCTGTTGCGCCAGTTGGGATGATGATCCCCATATCACGCAGGTGGTTTTGGTATTTGGTTGTATCTAAGCTGCGCCCAACACCAACGGAAGGGTCAGCGGGAACCGTGACAAAAGACAGCTCGAACGGCTCCCAATCTGTCACACGATAGGTGCGAACATCATCCGTATCACTTTCAAGAACCATCGCATGGACGATGTAACCAATAGAAACGTGCTTACGAATGCCATCTTTAACGTCCTGCCAAATTTCCTCAGCTCTTGGGCTAGTACCGAACCGAACAACCGCTCGGCCCTTATTCTTTTCGATTCGAGCTGATTCAATGACACCAACTAGATCGTCCCAGTCATGGTTAACCAAGGCAGAAGCACCAGCATCAAAACGTGCCATGCGTACTGCACCAGATGAATGGTCGAGGACTTCATAGCCAAACCAACGCTCAACTGGATATTCGCTAGAGAAAGCCAGTTCAACCGTACGGTTTTCTTCATCCACTGACTCAACCGTGTAGTTTCGATACACAGGTTGACCTGTGACCTGACGAATCAGATCACTCGTCGTCAGTTTCGTCTTCTTCTTGCTCACTTTGATTTACTCCTGCAGGTTGCCCGTTGGTTTTTATTCCCAAAATCTGGGCTATCATTTCGTCTGGAATCCCTTCCGCTCTCATTGCCTTGATGTCCTCTGCATATCCCTTCCAGACATCTACAGGCTCACGACCAGATTCACGTATTGCTTCACCAGGGGACTTACGACCATTTTCTTGAGCTTCGGTAATGGCTTTCTCTTCTTTAAGAGGGTCAATCCATTCCCAACGGCGAGGTTGCCAATCTGCTTCTAGGAATTTGCCTAAGCGGCTAGCTGGGATAGGATTGCCATTTGAGTTAATGACTTTTCCGGCAAGTAATGAATACTGAAGCCAACGTTCATAAACTCGATGGCAAACCGACTCTATGAACCATTCTTGTAACTCTTTCCACCCGTCACGTTCGTCAAGCTTGCCTTGGCGAATTGAACTAAGGTTGACACCTTCCAAGTCATTGGCGTACGTGTTGTAAGCCATACCTTGACCCGTAGCCATTCCTCGCAACATATGCTTTGAGAACGTTGCCGTCTCTGTTGAAGGAAAATCCGGCGAGTAATCAACAGGAGTAAAGCCTGGAGGCAAAGTCACAACCGTATTGGGTTCTAACTCAATCTCTGGCTCTTCAAACTCTTCGGATTCATCCGGTTCATAAACATCAGCGTCTGCTTGAAGTACCAGTGTTTTACTAGCACCCGCTCTGGCGTTTACAACAGAAGCTTCTTCAAACCCAGAAAGGTTACGCATTCGAGTTAATGATGTGTGATTCCATGGAATACCACGGAATTGCTCAGGATGCTCTTGGTCATAAACGTGCAGCATGTCTTCAGCGGAAACACGTTCAAACTCTTTACCTCCATGGCGAAATGCTTCAGCTAAAACACCTGCTTTTGTTTCAACTAAGTAAGCAACCAGGCGTCCATAAGGGGTCATTTCGATGCCGTTTCGAATTACGTTTCCGTTTGCTAGTCGGCTTTCGTTGACCTGAATCGGTACTCTTAGAGGGTCTATGAGCTGAATAGCAAATCCCCAGGGACCAGCATGTGGGCCTTCAACGATTCGTATGAACGCTTCACCGCTCCCCACTACCGTATTGAGAATGACACGCTTGGCTCTGCGCCAATCAAGGCGCCCATCAACGGTACAGTTTTCGCGTCGTCCCCACTTTTTAAAAGCTTTCTCAACGGCGGCATTTCCGTTGGTATCCAATGAACCATCAGGCTCTTTGCCCCGAACTTGAAGAACAATACCTTTATGTCCGAGTACATTTTTACGAACTTCTCGGACAAACCCTCGGGCATAGTCATTGTTACTGATCTGTTCGCGTGAGCGAGCGACTAAAACCGCGAGTTTTTGATCAATCACCTTGCCAATGGGTACAGGTGAAGAATCCCAAGTACTATTGTTTCTGTCTGGATCAGCTGCCGAGAATAGGCTTCGAGAAACAGGACTCAATTTGACATATGGCGTCTTGCGACGTTTCTTTTTGGCCTCTGGCTTAGCGTTGCGATTAAAAGGATTCCACATCAGCGCATCCTCACTTTATGTACTGTCAGAAGACCTCGGCCAGACTTCTTACGCTTCTCCTGATTCACCCTATTGAGAAATCGCTGCTCTAACTGCAGCAGTTCGCTCAACGGGGTCTTCTCCAGACTACGACCACCAAACGACAGCTTAAGCTGATCAGATGTAGCACGATTGGTTAACGTAGCCTGAATAGCTGCCAATGCTTTCTCTGCTTCGCTGCGAGGGTCATGTACATCCAATGCTGCCAAGTCTGGCAGTACAGTTAATCGGCTGGTAAGAGGCTGATGTACATCGGTGCCATCAGTTACACGCAACACAACGCTGTATTCTTCTGCGGGCCAGTTCGCTGTCTCGCTTGCTGGTACTGAGAATCGGAACGCATCACCCTCCGGTGTGCCGACAATGTCTGCCTTACCGGATGCGGAACGTAGATAGATAGTGGCTACCCAAGAACTAGCAGGGTAATCTGGATAAGAGAGTTTGAAGTTGACCGACAGACCTGAAGTGATCTTTGTCGGTATTACCATGATTTAGCAAAGTTTCCTTTTCGCCGTACTAAGCGGCGCTTGCGTTTTTTCAACTTAACAGGCTTACGCTCTTCCTCGTCTTCCTGCTCGTCTGCCCCATCGGCTACCGATTCAGGTTGAGTTTCTTCCTCATCATCAATCGGTTTTGGTTTCTTTCGGTCAAGTCGTAGCATTCTGGCCACCATATAGTTCATACCTTCACAGTCGAGAAAGTGGTTGTCTTTACTGACTCGATTCCACTCTCCTTTTTCATCATCAAACTCCTCAGCAACAATCTGCTTACAGTAATCTTCTGAGACATCGGAAGGCAGTAACCAATCACCAACGGTGCCGCGTTTCCAACGGACACGGTTATGTACCCACGCTTTCGCCAAGCTGGCATCAAAGTCCCATCGCTTGTCACCACGCTTTCTAACCTTGCCCTGCTTATCAACTTCAACGCGAGTGACACGAAAAGGTTTGGGGAGCTTCTGCCAACCCATTAACGCTCGTGCACGAGTTTTATGGCGACGAACCCAGGCATAAACCTCATCAGTTCTGTAGCCTGCATCGACACCGCACTGCCTGATTTTTAAGTTCCCCCATTCATGCTCCATCAAGTCATCTAGTTCACTCCATACCTCCGGTTTATCGGTATCCCCCCATAGCTCGCCAAACTCAATCAGGCGTGAGGACATACCATCAACCCAACCGCGTACGACATAAACAAGACGGTTTTTCTGGACATCCACAGTGCAAATTAGTGTGTGTACACCATCAGGAACTTCACCCGATGAGAACGTCGAGCGTAGCTTGTAGACTTCTTCCCATTCAGGAGCATCACCAACAACAGCAAATATTTCTCCAAACCCAGTGTTATAAACCGAGAGTAATTGGTGTGGATCACCACTTCTCTGCGCTTGAAGGAGTTTTCTGGCTAGATAGCCATAACTCTTTTTACCGGAGAACGAGCAAAGACCACTCACCCAAATACTGAAGTGGTTGTTGTCTTCCAGTGGATGAAGCATGGAATGAAATGGGACGACGGTCGATTCATAACCCTGTGTAATCAATACAGAGCTGTCGTCGTACTTCTTAGCATATTGCCCAGGAGCAATAGCAACACCTTGAGCGTTCATTACTTTGCGGTGTTTGTCTTCAATCTGTCCCCCACAATGAGGGCAGATTAAACGGGCTTCACGCGATGCAGCTGCGGGAGAGCTTTCATTCTCTGTGCCTTTGCCTGGCCACCAAAGTAGGTCACTTCGTGGTATGAAATACTCACCGCAATCTGGGTCAGGGCATGGGACAGCCCATTCATGTCGAGTTCCTTGTTCCCACTCCAACCAAATCGGGCTCGACACTTTGCCTTTTGGTGCAACTGCCCAATGAGTCATCCCTGTTTCAGGGTGTTCATAGATACTTGCCTTACCATGCGTTGGCGTACTAGTTAGCCCAAGCTTTGAGTCGATATAAGCATCACCACGTGCTTCTGCAATTTCCGCTAATGAGCCCTCACCTGTTGCATTGGTATCAGGACGGTCTAATTCATCAACTAGCGTGATAACCGCAGAATCCGATGCCAATTCAGTTGCCGAACCAGCCCATGCAAAACGCAAAGACACGCCCCCAATACGCTTTTTATGTTTGGGGCTTTTATCATCGTACTTTAACCACAGCGTTGAGCACTCTCGGAACATCTCCATTATTTTGGGCTCAACGACGTTATTAATGTTCGACTCAGTCGGCCCCACATAGATGATCGGTGCAGGTTGGTCATCAAGGCGCCACCCAATCACGTTTTGCATCGTGGCCGACTTTCCCATCTGCGTTCCCATAACAAAGGTGATTTTTGAATAAGCAGGGTCGGCAAACGCGACGCAAACAGGAATCATGTATGGCGTTGAAGTCGTATCAAACGGACCAGGTATTGGCGAACCCGGAGGCATAATTCTATTCTCAGTCGCCCACTGCGCAGCATTCCTCAGCGGCTTCGCTCTGATCATCTCTGCTACGTTTTGCAAGATACTCAGCAACGAACGCACTGAGGTGGTCAGCGGTGGCAGTGCGTATACGTCGAGCTTCTCGATCAATTGTGTTTTTGCATTTGGCGGGTTCATGTTCTGACGCTACCTCTAAAGCTGTTCGAGCCCCTATGCCATCCAGCTCACTACCAAATAAGTTTCCAACCATGTATAGGAACTGGGCTAACTCTCCCAAATCCATCACTGTTTCTTCGGCCTTTTGAGCTTCAATTTCAGCTTTGCGGCGTTTGGCAGCAGTGAGCAATAAGTCTTCACCGTCTTTGGTGCCAACTTTTGGGCTACTGTGCTCTTTCTCGTACTGGCCAATTTGCTTTTTGATTTCGCGGTCGATAATCCACTGAATGGCTTTATCTGTTTCAATGATTAGAGGCTTACCTCGTCCACCACCGCCTTGGTGTGGCAAGCCCTCTTTGATGAGGTCACCCACCCACTTCGGTGAGTAACCCATAATTCGAGCAAATTCATTTCGGTTTACTTCAGCCATAGCGACATTCTTCTAGCGTTACGCGTTATGGTTCACTCCCTTCTCGACCCACCCGATAGAAGGGAGTAAAAACCGGACATTAAAATGAGGCGGAATCGGCGAGTCTCGGCCCCGTGGGTTATTGAACCTCTGGGAAGGACCCGCAATCTTTCGCAGCCCTTGTGGGACAAGGCGTGAGTGGGATTTGACTTGGAATTAATTGAACAGCGTTTTTAAACCTAATTTTCACCGTGATTTTCAACCACTCAAAAAACGCTGAAATCAAGCGTTTTTGGGCTCAAAACCAGTAAAACTCCCTTCTACTCCTTTCTCGGTTTTTTGGTGTTTTAGACGTCCAAACATCCAAATGAACACCAATCACCACAATTAACAGATTTTCTTAAGAGTTAAATCGGTCAGCGATGCTTGAAGCCTTATCGATTCTAAGCTCACACCAGATGATCATGTTTTAGGATCTTCCCGCGATCTTCCCATGGAAAAAAATAAAGCCCTGCAGATCTAACCAATTGTGATAAGTCTGCAAGGCCTTAAGTTTCAAGGCTTCCGTTGTCGTGTGTATGTAAGCTTGGTCTAAGTCTGACATCTTGTGATTAAGAATGCGTTCACGTACAAACTTATCGACACCTAGGTCAGTCAGCCTAGTGCCAACTAACTTACGGCAATGGTGGCTAGTAAACTCACCTTCACTCCATTCCGCATAAGTACTGTTGGCCGTGTCCTTACAGATAGGCGCATCCCCTTTCGCATTGGGAAACATAAACTTCTGTCCTTCCTTTTGGGTAAGGCGATACTGTTGAAGCAGGTTTCTAATCTGCCAGGTCATCGGCAACATCAACGCTTCACCGTTCTTGGCGTTACAAGCGGGTATCCGCCAGATATTCTCATCCCAATCGATATGGCTCCATCGAGCTAATCGGGTTTCACGAATACGCGTGCCATGCGCCAGCTGCATCAAAACAAACACCTGCTTTTGCAGTGCATAAGCCTTGAGCCTGTCGAGCAATCGACTCACATCATCAGACTGAATCTTGCCCTCATTAGGAGTGATTTTCTTATTGATGAAGTCAGTAAACACCATGCCAGCAACCGGGTTAGAAACGATATGCTCTTCCCGATACGCCTGATTAAACGCGGCTTTCAAAATGGCAAAATAGCCCTTAACTGTTCTGAGTTCGTAACGTTCACGCAGCGGCCAAACCAACAAATCCTTGATATGGTGCTTTCGAATATTAGCAAGAGGCAACTCCCCAAGAGCTGGTAACAAGTGATTAAAGACCACCGACTTAACGGCACTTTTCCTCTCTGAAGAGATATCCTTGTTCGACTCAATATGCTGCACATACCAGCGCAAGCAATCACTAAAACAGGTCCAGTCTGTAACCACTTGGTCCGTATCCGTCGCCATCCTAGCAATCTTTTGGGGTAACAACTCAAACAGTGCCTTAGCGCTTAGACGAGGCCAAAGTCCAAGCCGTTCCCATTTTGGTTTTCCGTGTTTTCCGTTGTTCTTTCGTTTATCAATCAACCACCAAGTAGCACTCCCGCGAGACTTGTGAAAACGAAGCTCTAAAGCATATCTTTCATCCCTAAGCCTCGTGACAGTATCACTTTTCAAATAGCTTTTAATTTTCGTATCAGAGATACGCAACCGTACTGTAGTCATAGAGTTAAACCGCTAAATCTGTCTCTCCAGTGTCACGCCGCTTCTTCGCCTGTGGCTGACGTTTCCAGTAATGAAGGGGAGTTTCGCCCCTCAGCTTGAGCCTTATTGATTTTCTTCGTGCGCTCTCATGTTAAGGATTAAGCAACGGGTCAGGTTACTTCATGGTCATAGCTAACACAGAGAAACAGCGAGGCACCAACGCATGTCCGTGAAGACATTAGGAGTAGGGTCACCACCGTAAGCACTGTTACTAAGTGGCCGAAGCCTGGCAATGCTCGACGACATTGCAAGTCGTTAACGTCTTTGCTCTTGGTGGTGAAAATGGGGTTACTGTTCTTTACCTAGGTGCTTTTTCACAATATCAATCAAGCGATCGTCCGTGTCGGTCTTGGTGTTTTTGGCATGAGCATCAGCAATCGTGATAAGCAGCTCAGTCACCGATTCAGGGCTGAGTAGCTTTGCAGCCCAGTAACCAAGCAAGCTTTTAAAGAAGGTAAACAAGAAAACTTTCATAGTATTAGCTCCAATAAAAAAGCGGCCGTTATAGGCCGCTTTTAATTCAGTATGTCTTTCGGGAATTTATCGATGAAGTCGGAGACCTCTCCCGCTCCTTTATGTGTGTTGTAATACGTTTTCCAATATCGTGCCAAGGCCGGAATATCACCTGGATTAGGTAAAGACTTAGGAACGCGCAAGTAATGCACTCGGCACATCGCCACCGCATAAGCTAAGTTCGTGATAAGTTCCTGTGCTGTACCTTCTTTTACGAGCTGGCTTACCTTTTCTTTCAACTCAGTACGATAAGCCAAATAGTTTTGCCAAATATCGTCATGAGTGGCAGGTTCCATCTGCACGATACCCAGAGCCGGACCATTGCCAATTTGCTTAAGGTATTTGGCTCGGCTCTCAACAAAGATAGTGCCGACCACCAATTGCTCTGCTGATACACTATACAAGCCAAGCTGCTTTATAGTCGGCCTAACGACTAATTCGGTCAGTTGCTTTGCATCCATCTATTTTCTTCCCCTGTTTACGCCTATCGAAATGAACCCAGATATCAAAAATTAGCCTCGCAATGATAACGACAAGACCACCGATAGAAATTAAATTAGCAATGGTGATATCGGGGCTACTGGTAGCCAACTCACTAGATTGTTGGGCCTTAGCCGCCACGGTTTCGCTGAATATGCTGACCCCAGTGCCGCCACAATACGCGATTAGCCTACCTTTCCATTCATGGAGGTTTTCAAGAAATGTTTTAACCATGTGGAACTCTTAGAAACAAAAAAGCACCCGAAGGTGCTCCAACACAGTTTTGTTGAGATATAAAAAAACCCCGCCGAATGGGCGAGGTTTTGCATAATGGAAAGATTGCGCCATTTAGGGGTGAATGTCAACACTCATAGTGTTATTCAGATACTATTCTATGTTTAGACAAGTGTCCTAAAACTCCACGCTAGTGGCGCGAAGCTAAAAACTTTGCTTGAACTACATCAAACAACTTTGATGCTTTATCTGTTTCATGAATCTTAACATTACCTTTTTGAGTTATCTCTGCTTTCCCTAGGTCAGTCTCAATCCCCAATTTTTTTACTTCAAATGACTTATCGCAAAAATGCTTGAGGATCTTTTCCATGACACATTGGTTACTTGTTATAGACATCTTGGATGTGCTTTGTGGGAGCAAATCATAAGTCACGATATCTACAGAGGTAATGTTGATAGTGCCTTGCTCCATTGCTATATCTTCAGCTATACGCTTAAGATCCAAATTCAAACTTGAAATAGAACATTGATATTGCAAGCTTGATGACAAATCACTACGTAACCTAGCCAGACTCTTTGTGGCATCGTTGATCTTCAACATACCTTTGCTCAATTCGAACTCGTTTACTAAATAATCTTTAATAAGCGAAACCTCTACGTCACCGTACGGGCTCGTTACGGAACGTTCAGACATAACCTCCGTTACGTGCTTAGCAAAAATTCGGTCTCCCTGAACTTTCTTCAGAATAAACCCCGAACTTTTACCAAGAGCATATCTCATATTAATCAATGAGTTAGCGATATCATCTATACTCATGTCAACTTGAAATTCAAACAATGAGATACGACTACCCATTTTATCCCTCACTATTAAGCTTCGTGTAGATTTTCACTGCCGTGTCGTACAAGTGCTTAGAAAGTTTATCGACTTCACTCTTGTCTGGCTTAGCAGTCGTAGAATTAAGTTGTATTTTCTTTTGGTTATAACGTTGAACAGTTTTAATACTGAAATTGAAACCTTTAAACTTCTCTTTATCGTCAAACTTGGCTTCTACGGTGAAACAGTCAGATTGAGCCGCAGTAGACGCTAGAGTCTCAACTTCACCGGATGCAACTGACTCAACTGACTCGACTGATTCAACTGATTCAACTGATTCAACTGATTCAACTGATTCAACTGATTCAATCGATGATTTGATAGTGACCACTTCTCTCAATTTCCATGAAATACGATAGATATTGTAGTTGGTTTTCGCAAGACCTTGATATACGGCAGACTCTAAGAGGTTTTTTCCAGACAAGGCAGCATTACGTAATTCGCCTGTTACATCGCTTTCATCTTCACTCTTGCCAGAAGAATGAGCAACACTTACTTTCTCGACATCGAATACTTCGTAACCAGGTAAAGCCAATAACGAAGTGAAAAACTTGTTACGTTTTTCTGGTGTAGTATGTTCCAGTTCAATCTCTATAGGAGCAACAGGTTGAGGTAATTGACTATTAAGCTCTTGAACCAAAAGACCTTTAACTTTTTTACCCATATCAGTGGAAGGGAAATCAATCTCAGTGGCACTTTCATTAGAAAAATCAATAACAATTTTGGCTTTCTTTGGCGTTTTTTGACGCATTGGGGCTTTTGAATAGTCGATGTCTACATAGCTGAACTCTATTGTCGCTTTCTTACCCGAGATTTTGTGTGTTGCTTCAATTTCTTCTTCTGCCAATGCTTTACGCAAATCATCCGCAGCTTTAGTAACCTTTTGAGCAGTAAACTTTGTTGGAAGCTCAGTTTTTGCTTGGCTATCACGCTTATCATGATGTTCCAGTAGCGAAGACAGGTACACATAGTCGAAATAATCAAACCTCATCGTTTGGATAGCGTCAACAAGGTCATCCTTCGAGCTGTTACGATCAACAAAGATCCCCTTATCTTGTAGGAACTTAATAAGGTGATCTGCTTTAACTTTTTGAGCAACCAAACCATCACGAATATTTTTATCATTCATGAAGTACAGACGATTACCGTTTTTTAAATGTTCTCTACTCATTAGTCCATTAACCCCACTTCTACTTCAGAAAATTGTGGGATAGCTTTAGCAATGGTCTCCCCAGCTAGTCTTTTTTGTAACTCTTCTATACGTTCATCTTCATACCCTAAGTTTCTAAAGTACTGGCCGACAGCTTCACGTAGTTTCAAAACAGCATGCTCACTTTTTTTCACTAACTTAATACGTACAGAACCTTTATCATTAAGGATTTGATAGTAGGAAAGTGCGTCTAAAAGGTAAACGAACTCATCTACTTCATTACCTTCCTGCATATAGTACACAACATACCCTGCATCATTTTTAGAAGTAGCTGCGTGTTTAATGATGATCCAAGAAGAAAATAAAACCTCTAATGTGGCTGGCTCAGAATAATCTTGGCTAAAATGATTTTTATTCAGCATCTCACTTGGGTGAAAAAAGCAAAATTGTTCAGGAAATGGAAGCTCTTGTTTAGCAATCATCTGTCGAATATCTGTAGCGACACTATTCAGCTCAACTATTTTATATGGACTCATGACGTAAACTTGTCCGTAACCATCTAGGTGATTCACATATGATTTTTTACCATCAGGTTCGTTGATGTCATTTATAATATCGGTAAATGAACCGGTATAAGTACCGCAGTGGTTGTACACAAACAGCATACCTTTGACGGTATGAGAAGCCTCAGGAGTAAACAAATCCTTCCAGTTTTGGTTGTACTGGGCGCAATTTGTTGCATAGGTAAGAGAATGAATTGCCTTTCGAATTTGCGTCTTCGTAATCGAACCTTTAGCATAACTTTTTAGATCAGTGTTAACATACTTCATTTCATTATCGTAAGGATCACGATAGTAAAAAACACAATCAGAAGGGTGATCTGCCTTTCCACCGTGCTCTTCTGGAGTCACACATTCCCAGCTATGGTCTTGAACGATTTTCCGTTTCCATTTGAATACTGCAAACATTTCGTCTGACACACATGTAGCCATTTTTGCGATATTAGCCGTCTCGCTCATAAACACATCCTAACTTGAACTTAACGTTGATTATCCACCCTTGACGTGCCTTATAAACAGAAAGTCATCTCGCAGGTGGCTTTAGATTAAACATACAAAATTTACCCCCACCTATTAATATGGATCCAATAGCCAGTTGTCCTATTTCTTCATTTAGCAATTTTTACTTCTGTCAAAGCAAAAACATTAGTGCTACCCACTCGATGGAGCACTATGGTTTATCTATCTTAACCAGAAGGTTCTATTGTTATGGGATAACTAAAGGGGTTACATCACACCTTAGCATGACATAGCCCAACCGATTAATCTTTATCCAGAAACTTTGAGTTCACAGCCCTAATTTTTTTAAAGTGTTAACACACTCACACGAACGAATATCGTTTTTTAATCTTTGCTTTAGAGGAAGGTTAACCACATTAGGAATGTATTCAGTGCGAGCATTTCCAGTCCAGATTGTATTATTCTGGCACCTCAACTCTTTCAGCCCCAGATCTATGGTACCGCCTACCACTCCGGGGCCCGTGTTATCTCCGTAAAATAAAGTTTAGAAGTTAGTTAGGCATCCCCAAACTACGCCACCCGCTCCTTCTCTATCCTTTCCATTAGCGCCAACATCGCAGCATTACGTTTTGCGGCTAGCCAATCTGCTAGGCCATCAAGAACTGGGTGGTACTGGCGTTTGAATACTGAGAAGGTGCACACGAAACTACCAGAACACATTGCAGCGAAGCGGCTTTCTAAGTCCCACGCGACTCGGCCATCGTTGCAATGCATGCACTTTCGGTAGTGGCGGTTTGGTGCTCGGTACTTACCGCTGCCACCGCAGCAAGAACAAATACGGCCTTGTGGTGTGATCGCCTCTTCCACAGCTGCGCGCACAATGGCTGCGAATGCGGCTTCACTCTTTTGGCCGCGCCAGTCATCGGTCAGCGTATACAATTCCGCAAGCACTGCCTTTTCGAGTGCTCTGCGAGATTGCGCGTTATCCAATAACTCCACAAACAACACGAGAAAACCGACCGGAGATTCCTTCCAGGTAATCCCCACCATGCCGAGCTGGTCTTCCAGAGAAAATAAGCCTTTGCCGCCCTTTTGCGGTTCGTAATTTATGCCTTTTAAATCGAACTTAGCCAATAACGTTTCTGGTCGCATTTATGCTACCTCCTTGCTGTTCCTCACCTGTTTGCGAAAACTCTCCCACGTAAAGCTCACCCACTCACAGCTCTCTAACAAGCGCTCCATCACACGAGCACCAAGAACCTGAGTCAGATCATCAGATTTCAGATTGGTCAGAATGCCGGTTGGCTTTTCGTTGGTGTAGCGTGAGTCGATGATGGTGTTAATCATGATCGCCTCGTGGTCATTCATTCGCTGCACCCCAACCTCATCCAACACCAACAAATCGACCTGAGCTAAATACTTCAGAAACTGAGCTTCTGTAACGTTCGATTGGCGGTTGTACTTATCGCGAATTTTCATCATCAACTCAGCGACCGTAATCACCAACACTGTACGATTGCGCGTCATCAACGAGTTCGCCATTGCACAAGCCAGATGGTTTTTACCCGTTCCTGTCGATCCAGAAAATACAAAGTTTTTCTCATCACCTTCCAAGAACTCAGAAACCCAACGGCGAGAAACACTAAACGCCTGACGTTGACCTTGGTTCTCCGTCACGTAATTGGCAAATCGACACTTCAAGTGCTTCTTGCCTACTCCACTGCGACCAAGTAAATCCTGAACTTTGCTCTGCTGGTAGTTCTGATACACCGCATGGCTTTGCTTCTCGACTTCCTGCTGAGCAAGTTGAGCCATCTGCTCTGGAGTGTACGGCACAACGTTCGCAGGCATCGCTTGCTGCAGTTTTTGGAAAAAGCTGTTCATTGGTCACCTCCGTTTTGGCGGTCTTTGAACCACTGAGGTGGTCCGTAATCATCAGGGTTGGTTTGGTCTGAAAACTGCTCCACCGGAATTAGCTTCGAGTTTGGCGAGGACGATTTAAGGCTAAACAACCCTTGCCACTCGTTGTCGATGGATTGCTCAATGATTTGGCGCTGCATGCTCACCACGTTCTGGGAGAGTTTGAGCAAGTCGAGCATTTTGGTGCTCTCGCCCCGCTCAGTTTTGAAAGGCTTTTTGATTCGCTTACGGAATGCCAGGTACTCAGCCCAAGCATCGTGATCGAGCATGGCTGGAATTTGTTCCTCAGGAACCAAGCTACCCGTGATGGGAGACTTTTTGTTTACTTTTTCTGTAGTAGTCTCTGGTAATCTCTGTGTAGTCTCTGTTTTAGTTTGGCTGATTGGTACAGCACTGCTTGGCGCATTTGTACGTTCTAGTTTGGCGCATTCCGCCAAACCAGTTTGCTCCATTTGTGCAATCAAGTTTGGCTCATTAATGCGGTAAAAAACTCGGCAAGGAACACCTTGCTTTTTCTCTTCCAAAATACCTAACTGACGCAGCTTTTTACGCGCGGTATCAAGCTCTCTTCGAGTCATGCCCGTTTCGTCTTGCCACTCTTCCTGAGTTTTGTAAAACCACCCTGAAGCGTTCGTTCTTCGGCTCCAGTAAATGCTCTGGCTAAGCATTAATGCGCCTGTGATACCAATACCCATCTTCACAAACGATCGATGAAAAGCGATGGGTCTATCCAAATACTCAATCACACCGCAGTCCCCGCTTTCATGGATTCAAAGATTTCCATCGCTTTAGTCCGTGATACGACGAAACGACAAACACCGTTATTGGCCACCCAGATATAGCAGCCGTGATAGTTCTGTAAGCTAAGGCTCATTGCACAAAGTTCTCCGAGTTAGATGCGTGTTATGTGGTGGTCAGCCACTACGCTTTTGATTAGGCTGCTTTCTTCGCCATTAACGACTCAAGGTATTCCAGAAGTGGCGCATGAGATTCTTTAGCTTCTTGAACTTCTCGATACGCATCGCGCAGCTGGTCAATATTCGCGTTCTCCCCTAAAGAGATCACCGCACGGAATGCTTCAGATGTTTCTTTGTTGTGGTTATGCAAGAGCAAATCTCGGCTTAAGTTTGCATCACTCGCACCAATGCAAGTAACAGAGAACCCAAGCGGGTTGAGAAATTGGTTAAGCATGTCGCTCGCACGTTTGGCTGGCATGGCTTTAAGTACCGCAGGTAACAAATCCATCATTGTGGCTTTGGCTTCTACGCTTGTGCGCTCGACGTAACGGAAAAAGTTTTGAGCATTGTTCTTATCATCAGCGCCCGGTACTTTAAGTAGCTCTTTACGCTGCGCATCAACCTCGTGCTCAAGATCGAGTTTGTGATATAAGCTCGCGACGCGGTGAGCAATACACTCTTTACTCAGTTCCGTGCGCCAACTTTCTATTGCGTTACGCATAACGCTTTTAAAACTATTATTCATGGTTTTTCCTTACTGGTTGTTTGTACAGAATGTGGTTGATCAGCCTAATTTCTTAAACTGGCGTATTCTTTATATGGTCACCCAATAGTTCTTCTATTGGCACTTTGCCACCAGTGGCCTTAGAAATGGCGCAAATATACTTAGCAGGAGCCTGATGTTTTCGATTAATCCAATTCCATACATGTGATTGTTTAACACCTAAAAGCTTTGCAAGTGATGTTTGTCCTCCTACAAGCTCGGTAGCTCGTTCTATAGCGGACATAGCTATCCTCCTAACAACTTTACGTGTTGAACTTTATATACGGTTTACGTGTTTGTCAACTAACACGTTTTGTTGTGATAATTAACACGAAATGGGAAATCAGGAAGATAAGTTGATGAGTTTTGCTGAAAGAGTAAGGCAACGTAGAAAAGATTTAGATCTATCGCAGGCTGAACTAGCTGAACGAATCGGTTTAGCTCAGCAGTCTATTAATAAAATTGAGACTGGCGTTACTTTAAAGCCAAGAAATATTGTTCAGTTAGCAGAAGCTTTAGAGTGTGACCCTACATGGTTACTTACAGGCAAGAGCGCACAAAGCGATAGTATTAAAGGAAGCGGCGATGCTCTCCCTTCAAATACAATTTCTCCTTATTCACTGAAACGCATCCCGATAATTAGCCAAGTTCAAGCTGGCGCATGGGGAGGCGTAGATCCTCAATCCTCCTTAGATGATGATGTTGAATGGCAAATTACGACGATGAATGTAGGTGACGATGCATTTGCGATGAAAGTCACCGGAAACTCAATGACGAACCCACATGGTTCACCTTCAATTCCGGCTGGTTCGATAGTGATAGTGGAACCATGCGACTGCCCAGATAATGGCAAGATTGTTGTTGCAACCTTAAATGACTCACCAGAAGCAACAATTAAAAAGTTAGAGATCGATGGCCCACAAAAATTTTTGGTGCCATTAAATCCTAAGTACGACCCTATTCCTATTAACGGGAACTGTCGTATTGTTGGATATGTAAAACAAGTAATCATGGATTTATAGCTGCGCAAAACTCAATGACTTAGCTACTTTTCCCCTTACTGCACACTCTTTCAAAAAATTGCCACCTCAACGTAGGTGGTTTTTTTTATCTAAAAATACAACTTTACGTGTTGACATTGTCACGAATTAACAATTATGATTTATAACAACTTAAGTTGTTATGATAAATACAAACAACTTGAACGTTTGTGAAACTGCAGTCTGACCAGCTGCAACTCATCCACTTGACCAATCGTTTATTTAGAACTTTGTGCAATGAGAGCTTAATGATGAAAACAATGACGTTAGACCAAACCCATCAACTGCTGAACAACCTGCAACTACTCAATGTGTGCAGCCATCAGTTTGAAGAAGTGACAGCAGAGCTAAGTAAGGATGATCCGCTTCGTATCGCTGCAACTTCCATCTTTGAGGGAGCTGAGGATTTTAAAGGGCTAGAGATTCACGTAAACGAAGAAGATTTTGAAAAGGCGCAAGAGCTATTCAGCCAGCTGGTTAGCCTGCAAGCCGCAGTGGAAGCGAGAACGCTACCCCACTAGAAAGAGAAAACCCCTATCGGTGACCAAACCAACAGGGGCGTTCTTTGTGCAATGAGACTTAGATAACTAACTCTCGCAATCAGTATATCTCTGGCTGACCACCAATATCAAGAGTTTAGGCTGATTGCGGGTATTCACCCCACGACCAATAGGACATGTGCAATGAGTATTTTAACTTACCGCAACAGCCAAGAGGCATTTATAGGTAAACACATAACTTATCTGTTAGAGCAAGACGGCCATGAAGAACTCGACATTAAACGAGCCGTCGAACGCGGAATCGATCACTATCGTAATACCGCTGGATTTGCCAAAGGTAAAGTGTTCGATGAATGCCTAGCCAGAGCTAAACAGATGCTCTCTCCTAAGAAGCCAAAACGCACTAGAAAAAGCAAAATAAAATGACACCTGCAGAGCGTAAACGTAAGCAAAACGCAAAGCGCGCTCAAAAATGTAGAGATAAGCGTAAAGCCAACAACAACCATGATTTGCGCGTATCTCTGAACCCTCAGGAACAGGCGAAGCTAGAGAAAATCTGTCAGTTCTTCGCCTACCCTGCTGAGCCGTACACCAAGGAAGAAGCGCTTCAGTCACTGATCCACCGTATTTATAGCGAAATTCCAGTGATTGAAGCGCAATTGGGGAAATGCAGTAAGTGTGGAGAACAGCTGCCCGAAGGGTGCGCAAAGTTAAGCGAAGGCGGTTTATTTAAAGGTGACGCGACTTGCTGGCACACCGCTAATCGAGTTCGTATTTATCAACCATCGGAGAAAGACAATGAAAGCAGACCAAGTGGCAGTTAAGGCCAAGGAAGAATTTGACGACATGGTAGATGAAACCGCGCTGAGTGACTACGCGGTAAACGAAGTCGACCTTGGAGAGATTGAAATCAACGGCAAGAAAATGACTGTCTATTTAGGCATTCGCCAGAACTAAAGCACTAAACCAATACAACCGATTGACCACGGTTTACGACTAACAAGATACAGGAGCTTTGTGCAATGACTTACTCGAACCTTAATACATCACCTATGAGCTTTACATACTCTGCCCCCGCTTTCGTAGTTGAATCTGCGAAAGAAGCAGACAAGCCTGTATATGATGCAGAGCGTTACCCAGAATCTTCCAACAAGATCATGTGTCATCAAGAGGTCTTGGACTTCTTCAATAAGAAGCGAACCACCATCATCGCCTGGCGCAAGAACCGCAACTTCCCAGACCCAATTAGCAAATCACCGCTACGTTGGATACGAGCAGCAGTGATGGAATGGGTAGAGTATGAAGGTGGTTTTAAAGCTGGGGTTTAGGGTGTTTTTGCCCTAAATTACTTCAGCGTTAAGGAGCACTGTTACATTCTTTGTGAAGGGTTTTAACTCAACAATGAAAATTCATAAGCTGCTTGTTAAACCTTTACCTAAGAGCTACAGATCTAAATTTATCAGATAATAGTTGCTCATAAGGATTAATGACTTCGTCAATGACATTACGCAACATAGCAACTAAATCAGCGTCAACTATTGGTAACATGATACCTCGTCCGTCTACATATGTGTCATTACATCTATCAAGTAGCAAATTCATATTATCTGTTTGACGACACAACAGCAGGCCAACCTTACCTCGATTGACAGAAAACCTCCCAGCCAATTGATCAAATTCTGGATTAACAACTTCCTTCGTATAATTCTTACATTCTACAAAGATAAACTGAGCGGGTGTTTGATAAGTTGTATGTAAGCGATAGAAAAAGCCATCAATTGCAGCGTTATCAAATGTAATATCAATACGCTTTCTACCATCATGAATTTCTTGTTCAACAATGGGTGAAATTACGTCTGGATAAAACAGGAACTCTAGAATGCCTACCACTACACGATGATATAAAGTAGCATCGTTACTCCCACTTGGAACAGAATTTAATTTTTCAATTAAATATTCCGCAATGGCTCTCGGGTCTTCTTCAACAATTTCTTCGTTTTTTATCGCTTCACTATTATGTGTTACCCAGTCTTTAAAATCAGCGAATACGTCGGGATGACTATCTGTAAAATTTGCTAAAAAATCTTTGGAATATTCAGCAACGGTCTCCTTTAAAGACTTTTTGGTAACATAAGGGGTGCCATCTCGCCTATGCTGAACCAGAAATGAACCTGATATTATATGTTCACGTTGGAGATACTCTAAGACAAAGTGATTGAAATATTTTTGTGGAGTATACTTTTTGGCGTATGACACTATATTTTTAGGCGTTAGAAGAATTTTTCTACCTTCAATCACAAGCATCTCAGTGTAGAAGTTAATCCATGACCGAGTAGATGCATCCCAGCAAATCCCGGATTGGACATTATCTTGTAGTGGGATTCCCCAAAGCCTGCACTGAGCCTGTGTATACTCGATAAGGTGACGACGAATTATATTCGTGGTCATATCTGAAATTTTATCTTTATCGATACCATCGATAAACAGCCTAAAATCCTCTAAGTCTTCAACTATTCCAGTTTTGACAGCATCGCTTTGAACAATACTCTGAAAAAGTTTATCTCCATCAACTTCCCCGATGGCGTTACCGCGAGGTCGCCCTCGAGATAAGCCCAAACACGTCTCATTTGGTTCGTGTAAATTATTAAATAGACTTCTGGCTTGAGCTTCTGAACCAGTTCGCACAAGTGATACGAAGGTTTGAAAAAAACTTCTCAAAGTCCTTGACGCTTCTGTTGATAAAAAATCAGGACGATTACCTAAGAAGAATGGATCGACGAAAAGCGGTGTATCAGTATCGATATCTATATCGACAAAATCCACCTCAAATTGAGTTGTTCCTAAGTTAAATATTTCACTTATTTTCATTGCCCTTCCTTAGTCCCACTCCAGAGCCCCAACAAACAACCCAGTTCAAAGTCGCTAAAAAACCTCTTAATTATCGAAAACCATTTGTTATAAAACAGCCATACGTGTCGAATAACTCTTTAGCGATTGTTAGTTTTTTGGGAACTACAAAATTAATCAAGAACTCATGCTAGGCTCATCTTCACAAAAATTAACTGAAGAATAAGAAATTCCAGCATGTTTTAAACGATTCTCTACAGACTCCTTTATCCAAGACCAAGTATCGTAGCCTTGATCTGCACAAGTAGAAATATCCATACACATGGAGGTTAAATCAGCCAATACAACTTCTTCACCATCTGTATCGTAATGATATATTTCCAAAACGGACCTATAATCATGCCCATCGTATTGAGTGCGTATAAACAAATCTTCGTACATAACCTTACTCCTAGAAGTTAACGAAAAAAAATAACCAAATAAAAACCATACATTATTTATTAAAACACAAAAAAACCATAACGAAACATATAAATTCGAACCAATACAAATGAAAAACCTACGCGTACCAAATAAATTCAAACTATATTTTAGGTTTATTTATCAAATAAACCTGTCAAGTCAAAATCTTCGTTAAAGTAGTCTTTATAAACAAAAAGGTTATCTTCATTTATACCTAACTCGTGCTTAAATTTTTCCGCAACTTTATCTGGTGAAGGATCTAATATTTTAACTTTCGGCATAGATTCTCTCTGCATAAAAGCATTCATGAATAACTTATTGCTACGGAGGTCTGTTCGAGGAAAAGAGTAGCCGATAATAATTATCTCATCGGCTTTAATAAGAGCAGTCTCTGCACTTTCCCATAGTAAATGAAATAGCTCTCCATAAGCATCATACTTTTTATCTTTTACTGGAGGAACAATTAGTGGAATAGATAAAAGCCCCTGTTTTCCCGCATCCCCTTCTGGCATCCAAGGAAGTTTAGGCGTCATTTTCACAAGCAAGTGCCCTTTAGGGGCAGCTCTTCCTTCGTCATCTAAATTTACCGGATAGTAACCATATGAAAAATCCGAATAACCGGACATAAACCTGCCACCATGGCAATTATAAGGGTCGATGGTCGATTCATAAACCCACACCGTATCCGGAGATGAAATGTGAGTAAAAACGACATCATTCCCATGGAACACTTGATGCGATGTAAGCCAGTTTGTTGAGCCATGAAGTTTTATTAATTTAGGAGCATTCGTGTTCAACTCTGTCTCTGGTTTCACCCACTGGTTGCGATAGATTTTATGGGCGTTAAAACCATACCCACTGTCAGTAGACCAACTCATTTCTTGGTATAATGCTCTATCCATCAAGGTATCCCAGTTAAATGTAATTACTACATCGTCATGATTGAGCAACTTAGCTAACCTTACATGAGGCTTTGATATGGGACCATTTTGGATCTCGTTGATTACAGAAGAAAAGATATAAATTAACTGATTGAAAGCTTTGTGATTATAGAACTTCAACAGTTCTTGAGCGCCCTCTCCCGGCTCCTCTATTGACTTCTTAAGTTTATCTTCGATATCAGAGTGGAAGTCTTCTATATCAATTCCCGACCGTAAGTATTGATATGGGTCGACATTGTACTCTCTTCTGATAAACTCAATTACACCGTCTTGCAATACCCATGGGTTCTCGGATATTTCAAGCTTATCAAAGGTATCAAAAAAATCACATGCAATAGGCATTCTTACGCCTGTAGGCGATTCACTATATGCTTTAGATGCACCTGCACCTAATAATATTACTCTCAT